CACAAAACCCGAAAGGAGATGAATATATGAATGAGTTGTTGAAAGCGAAAGACGAACTTATTGCATCGTTGAAACGTGAAAATGCTCTTTTGGAGATGGTGAACCAAGGCAAACACCTTGAACTAGAATCATCTCCGACATATGGGCCATATCTAGCCGATATCATTTTTGACTTTGATATCGAGTTTAATTGGTCATTAACAAAACCCGGTATAAAAGTTCGGTACAAGGACGATACTGGTAACTACGTACAAATAATGTCAGCCAAGTTGGGATATACTGAAGAAGAAATTAGAGATAAGTTGATGATTGGTCAGTTAGTTAATTATAGTGAACATAGAATACACGAACTTAGAAATAAGGAAGATAAAGATCGAATGATTGCAATCGTTAAGAGTTATCTTACTGCTTTTAATAAGTTGAAGATGTCAACAACATCATTGATTGCTGAAATACCAGTAAGCTACACGGCAAAAGATAGTCAAGTTTATCATTCTATGGTTGAGTACCGAGTTAACTGGATGAAAGGTAATGGTACTGCCCACATTAGATGGACCGGTGGCAATTAATAATGTGTCACCAGTGTGCCATCAGTGTGGCGATATTGTGTCGCAACTATTTACTAATACTGATAAATTATGATAAATAGATACAAAGTACGAGGGAACACTTACCGAGAATCTACTCGGTTGTTCCCTCAAGACTGCGTGTCTACCAGTTCCACCACTTCGGCAATTGTCCTCGATAAAGGTATCATTTTTAGTAAGTAATTTTGACACACGCTACAATATTTTGTGGCGATTTTGTGCCACTACTTTTACAGAGCAAAGGGGAGAAAATTAATTCTCCCCTTTTTTTCTAACCTAAAAGAAAGGATAATTTCTAGAAAGATTAGGTAGCGAATATACTACTTGACCTCATAATGTACAAGGTCATCAAACGTCTGGGACTTGTCAGTGCGTTTACTATTTGCTCGGCCACTAAATTTATGGTCACCATTCCAGTCACCGCCCCAGCGAAGTTTAACACCAAGCTTTTTTGCAGTAGCTATCATTAGGCCAGCTAAATACATATATCCTTTGGTGTCTTGAAAGTCCACTGGATAGGGACTTATATCAACGGCTTTTCCAAGTTGATGTTTGCTCTTTTTATAAACACCATCTAGCCTAGACTTGCCATCATTATATAAATCAATCTGTCGGTCTTGGGACCTCAAACCCTCTAGTATAGTTATGTCATAATATTTAATTACATCATTTAAAACATTAACTAGGTCTGGGTGTACACCTTTTAACCTTTTCTTGGAACGTCTACCAAACTTTGGCATTACAGTCTCTTTACAAGTGCTGCTTTGACAATGTTCCAGATGGCCAACATAATCTTTCTTTCAACGGCTTCGCTGAGTAGAGGTATATCTACAGATTTGTTCCAACCATCAATGATTTCATCTCTGACTTCATCTGAAAGTAGCTCTGCTGCTATCATTTCTTTAAGCATCTTATTCTCCTATCTTCGTTATCCAATTAACAACTATAGGTAAAACGATCAATGCTATTGCTCCCCACGTCATTACCTTAGTTAGTTCTACATCGTGCTCCGCAACTTTACCATTTATCTGGTCAAGTCTTTTTTCAATCTTTACTAGCCTATTAAATATTGTTTTTTGCCGCTCATTCAATTGAATTAGATAATTCATTATATCACGGTCTTCCATTTATGCGACCCTTTAAAAATGCTAAGTCATCAGATATCTCTCGCCAAAAATCTTCTCTCTTTGAATCCGATGCGTTGGTCCTATCAACTAACTTAATAATTATATTGTGTGCATTAGATACTTCTGTCTGCATCTTAGTAATATCTTGTTTGATAACCTCAAGGTCCTCAGATTGATTTTTGTTTTCTTGAATTAAATTGTATAAAACAAATCCAAACATCACAAAAACAAAACCCCCGGCCCCAAGGGTCATATACAAATCCGCTAGTTCTTGCATTTCTTTTTCCACCTCGATTCTCTGTTGCTCCAAAAAGTGTGCTCAATATCATCGAGCTCGACTTTTTTATCACCAACCCACCACTTTATAGGTCTTTTGACTTTAATTTTCTTTTTTAAGAGGTCCATTTTACCTCAATTCCAAATGAGCTATCTGATACAAACGTATCATTCGTTATTATTATACTCGAACTTACCCTTGCCTCTCTATCAGTTCTGGCGAATATGGCGAAATTAAGGCTATCTTTTTTTCGCAATCCGTAAAAAATTTGTAACAACCGTGTCATTTACGTTTTTTGCCCTTTCGCAGCCAGCTCATTGGATTTAAATCCAGCTCTTTCTGAAACCACTGCAATTGCTCTTCCATTTGTTGCACTTTCATTTTGTCTTCTGCTTTGTGTTTCTCTATCATATCCGTAAGCTGCTCTTGTGCTATCGATAAGTTTCGCTCTATTTCTATTAGCTTGTTTTCTAATCTGAAGTAACTGTATGTGAGCAGCGATATGCCGCAGATAATTTGTATTAGCCATTTTATGTTTAAGTTTATTTGTAGACTGTCATCGATTTTGGTACCATTAAAACTTCTGGCTCCACCTTTATATTTTTTCTTTTCCATTACTTAGCATTGCGGACCATACGAGCAATCTTTTTTGAATAAGCTGCCGAACCTTTTCCAGACTTGTTTGCTTTCTTTTTCTTTCTGTTTGTAGCACTTTTCTCTTTGGAACTGAGACGGTCCCTAACTGATTTAGGTAAGTAACGGCCCTTTGTTTTTCCAGAGCCTTTCTTCTTTCTATCCTTTTTGCTAACGTAGTCCCATTTTTGTCTGGACCACTTCCTAAGCTTATTTTTACCGGACTTCTTTCCACTATACTTACCACCCATTTTTTTATAAAGTTTAACTGCCAACTGCATAGCTCGAGCAGAATGCTTTCCACCCATACGAGCCTTGGCCATAGATTTAGCTTTGGACCATAAACTAGGATTGGATTTTTTTGCTACCGACATTTACATCTCCATTTCCTTAATGCTTTATTTATTCTGCTATTTGGATCGTTCTTTGTTTTGGCTCCAGTAAGTCTTTTCTTCATACCACACATCCGAGCACAAAAACTAGCACGTCTTTTTTTTGCTTTACCCTTTGGGTTCTTTTTAGTTACTGGGGCCTTGAGATTGCCACCAGTAGCTTTATTATAACTAGCTCTACCCCTTGCATTTAATCCTCCAGATTTTGATTGTCCCTCTTTTCTTGTCCAAGCTCCCGGCATTATTCATCCTCCGTATAATCTTCTATGTACCCAACATATTTTCTAAAAGCAGCAGCATCTTCATCTTCTACTTCAATATAAACCGCAGCAAAGTCATCTACGTATTCTTTTATGTGATAGTTTTTTGATGTATTTAATTTTGGGTCTATAAACTGTTCTCTATCGTCCCACTCTGCATCTCTTGATACTGTTTGAAATTTTAATTTTACCATTATCCCCAATCCATATCATTTGAGTCAACAGACCAGATGCTTGAAACACCAAAGTCTGAGAATTGTGTACCGTCTACATTAGCAACCAATTGAATTATTGCTTGTTCAGTTTTATTAACCATAAAGTTTATTTGTGAGGTCCCACCACCATCTTCAAATGATTTAACTGTGTGGTCCTCTGGGGAACTATAAGAAAGGGTTGTACTGTCAACCAATGTAAATGCAGTTGTTCCAGAAACTCTTCTATAAAATTTAAAAGTTATTGTTACAGTAGCGTTTATCCATTCACTTCTAAATAGCAATCTTCTAAATGTCATATTAACTGGTGCAGTAATGCCTACATCAGAGCCATTTATAGATGTACCCTCTGCCGTCCCACTCCAAGGTAAATAATGAGTACTAGCAGCTATGTCATCAGAAAAATTGTGAGTAAATATAAATGAGTGTGTATGAAGAAAACTCTGGACACCTATATTACCAGAAATATATTGATTATATACCAGTGCTTGACCAGTGGCTTTTTGACCAGTATAAGATAACTTATCAAAAGTAATTGCATTATCTTGAATTACGCTAGAGCTTACTGCATTATCTGCAAGTTTACCATCAACAATTCCCTCATCTGCTATTGCCTCACCAGTTACTGCAAAATCTTGTATCTTTGCATTAGTAACTGCATCGTCAGCAAGTTTAGCAGTAGTTATAGAACCATCTGCTACTGATGAGCTAGGTGTTGCCCAAGTAAAAGTACCATCTCCATCTGACCGTAAAAACTGCGATGTGCTACCAGTACCAGTAACTATCAATTGAGCAGCACCCACTGCATTATCAGCTATTTTAGCTTGGCTAACTGCATCGTTTACTATCTTACCATTGCTTACAGAACCATTAGCTAATTGTGCAGATTGAACTGCATTGTCTGCTATCTTTGCATTACCAACCGCATCTGATGCTATCTTAGCAGCAGTAACTGCTCCACTAGCAATCTTGGCAGTAGTTACTGCATTACTTCCTAAAACATCAGCAGTAACTACACCATTATCAAATTTACTAGGATGGTTGATTGCAGCACTTGCTATTTTATTTGCAGTTACTGCATCATCAGCAATGTTAGTGCTGCTTACCGTACCAGTATCATCTAATATTATTTTTTTATAAGCCAATCTCTACTGCCTTTTTATCAATTTTAGTATATAGGTTAGTAAATGCTACCGCATCGACACCTTTAATTGTACAATTATCTAAGGCAGCTTTCATCCAAGCAACTTCTTCTGGTTTAAATTTGATTGTTATTAACTTTGGTTTATCCATCTTCTAGATTCCTTTTATGTAAATCCGCAACCTTAGTTAGTGTAGTATGTGCTTGTTCTAATTCAGTACCTTTAAAATCAGCTCTGTATATAAGCTTTAATATAAAGTCTGTATCCTTTACTCCTAGCACCTTGGGGGCACTATGAACAGTACCCCCAGATTTTTTGATCAATTTGCCCACTCTTATGAAGTGCGAACATATAAGTTAGAACCGTTCCACTGAAAGTGCCCTACTGGTACTTTTGTAGATGAATTACTAAAACTACTGTTTACTTCTGTTTGAGTCATATCTGAATGATATGAACCACCAAGTGCTGCACTAGAATTTGTAGTTGTTACAAATCTATCTGCAGAGGCATCATAAAACATTGTTCTGTTGTTACCAGTTGAACCACGCTCAAATACAAATCCGGCATCTACCGCACTTCCAGTTAGGTCACTGTTAAGAATAATTGTATTATCAGCAACTTCTAATGTTTCAGTAGATGTAGTGATTGTTGCACCACTTACTGTTAGGTCACCACCCACTGTTACATTTCCAGTAGTAGTTACAGTAGCAAAATCAACATCAGCATTTGTTGCGACACTTTGACCAATAGATACTGAGTCAGCAGCAACAGTTACACCAGTGCCACCAACTACATTTAATGTTGCAGAACCACTTAATGCACCACCAGTCAATCCATTTCCGGCAACAACCGCAGTAATGTCACCAGAACCAGATGCAAAACCGGCATCATTGTTAAATTGACTTAGTTTAATTTCGCTAATAAGCTTTCTTTTTTGAGAGCCATTATCTAAGTAAACCATTTCATCTTCACTGCCAACAATATCAGCAGTACCATCTGTAAGCTCTGATAAGTCTACAGATACTTGTGTACTACTCACATCTATTAATGCACCGGCCCCTACATTTAAGGTTACTGCACCGGAACCACCACCACCAGATAAACCAGAACCGGCAGTAACACCAGTAATGTCTCCAGATTGTGCTTGTACCCATTTTAATGAGCTATTTGCATCGTTCCAAGAAAGTACATAACCATCTGATGGACTATTTCCCACATCTAGTTTTGCCTCTGTTACTGCCTCGTCTTGAATATTTGCAGTAGCGACAGAAAGCGTACCACCTAATGTTAAGTTTCCAGAGCTAGTTACAGTTCCAGAAAGACTTAAACCACTTACTGTACCAGTACCACCTACAGATGTTACGGTACCACTTGTGTTGCTCGAGATAGCAGCGATTCTATCGTTAATTGCGGCTGATGTCATTAGTGACGTATCGTTGTCAGCAAAAGACTCACTACTTAACTGTATTGAGTTAGCAGCAAATATATCGACAGTTGCATCGCCCTCGAGTACTACCTTTTTATATGCCATTCCATATGTCCTTTATTTTTAAGCGTTGACGTACAATACACCGCTTACATTAACGAGGTCACCACTTTGAGTTCCAGATGTTGGAAAAGTTGATACCTCTTTTATTCTAGCCGTACCATCCTCTTTTGCAGTGAAAAGAGCAGTGCTACCTTTGGCTAATTTTACTTCGGTGTCTGTAAAAGAGACTTTTGCTTTATCTCCACTACCACCTAAATCTTTACTATTTGGGTCTAGCTCTAAAGTGTTGCCAGTACCCGGGTCTGTTATTGTTAGTGTAGACCTTATATTCATTGCAGTATTAACCGACAATGAACTATTTGTAAATGTCAAAGTCAAAGTATCGGAATCGTCAATATGTTCTTTCATATAAACACGGCCAATACCTTTTAATCTTGTTTGGTCCACACTTCCAGAATTATTTCTATAGTGTTCTAAAATAGTATTGTTTTCATCTTGACTGTTTCTAATTACTAATGAATCAAGTGTAGTAGAACCATCAATTTGTAACGCACCTTGTATATTTACATCGCCAATAATTGGGCCACCAAATGCTAGGTTGTCGCTACCTAAGAATAATGCAGCTCCTACACCCTCACCATCTACTACTTGCTTACGTGTTGTCTCTAATCCTTGTCCATCAAAACCAACACTATTTACAGTTAGTAAATCTTTATAAGTATCTGCTACAGTTTTACCAGTTAGGGCCATAATCTATTATATAATTTTTTCCAATTTTCATCAACGCTCTATTGATTTACGTATATCTTTTTCTTCTTTGACTTTATTTACGGCCTCATCCAATTTTACTTGAACTTTTCTACCAGTTGCCTTTTCTACTCCTAGATAATATTTTTCAATATCTTCTCTAATTGATGGAACAACTGTAGTAAGATCGGCTTGATTTCTAAATATTTCTCTCCAATATTTGTTATGGTCTTGTAGACTTAACTTGCCGTTAGAAAATAAATGGTCCAGTGCAGCCTCTATATGTTCTAATTCAAATTGATTTAAGTTTCTTCTCTTACTGTCATACAATCCACGCTTTAATCTTAAATCTTGTACATTAACAGTTGGCTTGTATGTCCATATCTTTTTAAGAAAAGGATTCTTTTTTGGGTCCAGACCCTCGTAGTCATTTGTAATTTTATTCCAACCCTCAGTGTAATTATTAGGTGTTAATAGCTTTACAGTGCCCTCCATAGAATTATATAGTCCACCGAAAAACTGACCAAATAAATAATCTAGCTCATCCGGTGATATATCTAATCCACTATGATTTTTATATTTTACTCTACCAGTTTTAGGGTCTACCTCTCCAGTAGGTTGTAAACTACCAATTGGAAAATTACTTAATAAGAATGCAAAATCTTTTGCATATGGTGCAACATTAGGATAGTATGTTTCAAAATCACTAGCATCTAAATCAAACTTATGTGGCTTTATATTCCTACCAATACCATCTCTATTTTGACTCATTTCATAAATCATATCAAATCCAGTTGGTAAAAAGCTAGATGCTGGTGAAAAATGATTCGATACAAGGGTAAGCAATTTAGGACCCCAAAAGTCTTCTAATGTTTCATCGTCTTGCAACTTAGATTTTCGGTCATTGTACTCTTGTAGAAGTACACCCATACCAGAAACCATTCCCCAACCATAAGGCATTTTTATAGGAATAAAACCCATAGGATTATCTGGTTGTGGATTTATGGTTGCTTTACCATCTTCAGCAGTGTCCAGCATTGCAAAAATATTTGGTATATGCCAATAGTGGTACTTTTCAAAATCACTTAACTTTTCCCATTCTTCTTCGTCATAAGCTTTTGCCATTGCAGCTAGGCCCATACCTAAACCAAATAAGCCAGTTGAGGCTGCTGCTGACCCTTTTGGATTATTTTTTATTGCTTGTCCAAATCTGTATATAGAATTGATACCCACCTTACTAAACATATAGGCTGCCTCTATTCCTCTACTAAGTTGTCCGGACTTATTAAAATCAATTGTTATATCCCTAGCTGCTAAGGCTGCTTGCTCGGGACTAATACCAGCATCTCTAAAAGCTTTATATGTTGCTAACCTCATAGCGTTTTCAGCACTTTGATTTAACACATTTACATAATCAACAATCTGTCGAGGCATACTGCTTTTACTTTTACCAGCGGCCATCTTAACTAGCTTTTTATCTATATCACCAAATCTGTCTTGTAAATCTTTAGGATTAAAAAAACTAACTTTACCACCGTATGCTTTCATCTCTTCATAAGCCTCGACAAAATCATCAGTATAATTTGGATCGGTCTGTGCTTTGTATATGGACTTCATAGATGACAGTGAATTAGCTGCTACATCAACTGCTATTGATGCACCATTCTCAACACCAGCATTTACCAAAGCATTTTGTAAATCCGCTTGGAAGTTTCCTACCCACCACGTAGGAGAGTAAGCAGTCATATATACTTTGCGAAAATTGTTTACTGTATTTAATACATTTACAAATACATTATCTCTGGAGAAAGATTCCTTAGCTCTAAATGACTCTGCTAATGCTTTGTCATTTATAGTAACTACATACTCTACACCGTTCTCTTTTATTAATATTTGATTATCAGCTAAACTAGCAGTTCTGACACCTATTGGCATACCCTCAGCATTATATATATTAGCATCGCTATCAACAACCGCTTCTTGAATATCGAATAAGTCAACCAGTTCACCATCTTGATTTTTCACCTTTATATCAGATGCACGCATTTGATTTAATAGTTTTAGATTGACTTGATTTTGTTCTGCTCTCATTATACCAAGACTTAGGTTCTGTATTGCAGTAAGCACCGGGTCTTTCCTCTGTAAAATATCTTGAGAGCCTTTTATAGCTCTACTTTCTGGTCCAGATAGACTGATGCCTCTGGTCCCATCGCTATACTGATGTATACCACCTACTTGTCCATCATCTTCAAACTCAACTTCAAATGGTACATAATTTTTAAATATTGTTTTCTTTTTATTTTTTTTCTGTTTTTTCGCATCACCAGAATTAGGGTCAATCCCTCTAAATCTTTGAGCAGTATCTTTATCTAGTAAACCACCTTGCTCTCTTACATTGACATTTCTTTTTATAATAGTTTTATCAAACTCCTTAGCATAGTCTTCCATCTTAGTGCCCTTGAACTGCTCTATAATCTCGTCAGCTCTCTCTGGGGTCATCAACTCCCCACGTTTATTAAGACCAGCATCCTTGCGTTTTTTATCACCACCGGCAGTTTTCTTTACGTGAGCAATGTATTCTCTAGTATGTAGTGCGTGTAGATAAACAGATAAATCATCTGGGGTAATACCGTCTTTCCACATACGATCAAAAAGTCCAGTACCCTCTTTATTTTCTAAAAGGTCCATTACCTTTTCTATTTTATTGATAGCAATGTTTGGAGCTCTCCTAGATTGACTATATACTCTTTCGTTATCTTGTAAAGGTGCTCCTCTTTGTTTCTCTGTTGCAGTATCTACATCTTTAATTCTTGTTAAATTATCATTTATCTTCTGAGTGATATACCCTAATGGGGTTTGTTCGTCTACTACAGTTTCTTGTAGAAGTCCTAATTTGTTTTTAAATAATGGTCCAGCTTTTGATGGATTCCATTCCATAAATACAATCTGAGGCTTACCATCTGGTATATCTGGAAAGTCTTGCATATACTTTTGAAATGGCCACTCTTGAGGTGCGAGGTTATCATCCCAGTCAGCTCTACCAGTTTCTACAAATCCATATGACTCATACCATTTTGGTAGATATGGAGCAAATGCATCTAGTGTAATCTTACCATCTGGACCAACAATATCTATTGCTTGCCGCAAGGCTTTTCTCATTAACTCGTCACCAATAAGAGGAGATTGGTCACTCCTAAAGACACCTTGTATATCTATCTTAGATTCACCGTCTTTAGTTACCTTTACTAATGCAACACCAGCAGTCCTAGTGTTGTCCATAAATATTACTGGCTCATAAGTTATACTTGGGTCCTCATTGTCTACGGTTGGACCGGCCCAGTATTCTGGTGAGTGTGGTTCTACTGCCGCACCAAAGACATCTTCGGATTGATGCTTTACTAGTGCGTTATAAAATAATTCAGATTCTTCCGGTGCTAACCGACTAACTTGCGGAACTGATTTCTTAAGGAGGCTAGGTTGCTTTTTGGATACTCCTTTTTGACTGCTTGTGCCAACATTTCTATCTGACTGTCTTGATAGTTCGTCTTCACTATCCGTCTGCCTAGCACTGGCTCCTTTTTTCTGAACTCCGTCTTTGCTATCATCTTCAGACTTTCTAAGGTCCTCTTGTTCAGCTCGTTGTTCTGCCCCAAGTTGCTTATCTGATCGTATACGTCTCTGTGTGTTTTCATTAAATACCTCTCCAGAATTTACAAAACTTTCGCTAACCGACAAATAGTCTGCTAATTCTACCTCACTACCAGCGGTACCAGCTCTAGTAAATATGGCTTTTTCCATATACCATAACATAGCTTGTACTTGGTTAACACTAAAATCAGTGCCTAAATCAGCATTTAACTGACTCTGTATTTCGTTTACTACCTCTCTATATAAAACTATTCTATCTCTAGTTCTATCTGCTTTGTCAACAATTTGACTTTCCAGACCATCGCTCCAGTCAGAACCAGTCCACCCCGGTGAATACTCATAAATATCTTTACCTCTTTTAGTCTCACCTATCTTTTCTTTTGCACCTTTTTCTATAGCTCTTCTGAGTTTAAAGTTGGCTTGTTTTAAAGTTGTTTCTGTAAAAGGGTCACCTAAAGCAGTACTTATTTGTCTTACCATCCATAAGTCAATAGTAGCTACATTATCTATTCCAGATAGATTTAACATAAATGTTCCTATCTTGGGCCCAAATATTTCTGCTGCATATGTCATATCGTTTAATTTTATACTATTAGGTAATTGACCGGATATCTTTGTTTTGCCGTCTTTACCAGTTTTACCTTTTATAGTATTTGTATATAAACCCATTTTAAAAAGCTCATCACGTAAATCTTGACCAGTCATTTGTTGACCTAGAAAATCCATAGCTCCAGCATATCCACCTTTGTGCTCTGCAATCTTTTGAAAAATGCCAATGTTTTTAGTAATCTGATTCGTTACCTTTTGGTCAAAATCAGCACCACCAACCCTCATATACTCATTTATAGCATTACGCATATTTTTCTCTGGAGCACTTCTAAGGCTAGTAAATGCAACTATTGCATCAAACAGTGACCTTTGGTCTGGGTTTTCTAACTCTGGGAAATAATTTTGTTGTAGGTTTACAATTGCTTGATTGTAATTACTACCGTACCAGTTTACTGCATAATCAATTAATTCAGCGTTATCTGGGTTAGATATAAATTCTTTTAGTTCTGGTACTAATACATCTGCACCTTGTTCTTTAGCTTTCTGTAAATACCTACTATCTACTTTACTAGAGTTTCTATACTTTAGTGGTTTCTTACCACTTCTCTCAAGTCTTTCATTTGCAACTGCCATAACAGTGTCTATGACATTTAGATTTCTATCTTTCCAAGCTGATACAAACTCTCTTACGCTTGGGTCTGAACCTTTGACTACAACGTCTGGTTTTTTATATACTATAGGTCCTATGCCATCTGGCGATAAAGCCTCAGCACCTCTAGATAATCCTACACCAGCTAGTATTGTAAAGAACTCAACACCAAATTCTTCAGCAGATGGTATTACAATATCTTTAAATTTAAATTCTTGCTCACCCTCTTCATTTGTCATAAAAAATAAAGGGTCATAATCTTGTCCGGGTTGGTCAAGTCCAAGAGCTCCTTGCATAACGCTTGTTGCTCTTTCCTCTAACATCTCTGGTATTATACCTTGAAACTTTGATAGTTTAATAAATTCAGTGAGAGCGTTGTCTGTTATTTGTGGGTTGACATTTTTAAATGCTTTAAATAATGCAGTATTTAAAAATTGACCAGTAACTTCATTTTCACTTAGTGCTCCACCAATCCGATTAAATGCCCCACCTAATCTTTCTGATATATTTTCAACATATTGATTTCCAAACGCACTATAAAATGCGGTCATTGTTTCTCTAGGTTCTAGAAAATTCATACCTAAGAACTGGCCATCTTCTACTTCTAATGCAACAAACTCACGATCAAACGCTTTGTATTGCATTGTTCTTTCTAAAGTATCCGTACCATAACCAAGTGGATGTAAAGCTAGCTTTGCCTCTTCAGCGGCAGTTTTAACAGTTTTTTTAAGTAGTGGATTTACCTTTGCTAGCTTATCTCTAAATTTTTTACCGAGAGCTTTTGTTACAGAATTTTGCATATAGCCACTAACTCGTTCAGCTAGTGCTTTATCAAATTTTTTAGTTGATGCTCTAGTAATAAACATCTGAGCTAAATCAATAATAGACTCAGTTAGTTGATAGCCAAATGATTTTTCGGACTGATAAAAGTCTATAAAACGTACTATCTTATTTACATCTTTTACACCTTGAGCAGAAAGTAAATATTCTTCACCCTCTTGGTCTAAACGCTCTATAGTTGTAGTTATATCCGATAAATAATTAAATCCGTGTATACCAGATAACCAAGCAAAGTTATTTAAATGTGAATCTTCTGGGTGCCTAGAAAGAATAGCATCTACAACATCCATTTCAAAATTTGTGCCACCGTCAGTAAGTAAATAACCAAAGGCATCATCTCCATTGGCTAGACCATATTTATCACTTTCTATGTCAGTAAACTTCTTTACAACTTGGTCTACTCGTTCTTCCGGAAATCTTGTTTTTAAAAGTGGTACATTTTCTAATAAGTTTTCTGCATTAGCCTTTTTATACTTACCAGCCTCTACTTGGTCAAATGCTGGGTCAGACGATATTGGGTCTGTAAACTCATATACATCTTGTAAGTATTTACCTAAATCATTTTTTATGCCAGCAATTTGTTTTACTTCGTCAGTTTTCTGGACCTTTCTAAGAGCGTGTCTTCTAGCAATACCCTCAAAAGCCGGTGTTAAAATCTTTGCACGATCATCACCAAGGTAAGAACCTTTGTTTTGTCTGTAACGTAGTATAAGGTCTTTAGCGTACTCATCTGGTAGTAACTGTAGCTCCCTTGCATCAAGATTTATATTCTGATGTATTTTATTAAATATACCATCTATTTCTTGAATTTGTAGGTCACTAGCTGATGTCTTCCCATACCTATATAAATTAGCATTGGGATTATTTGTGCTCTCCCCAGATAGTGCTCTTTTTACGTCACCTATACTCATTACTTATTTTGATTCTTTATTTTATAAGGAACTGCATACTTTTGTATAAAGTTCTTTATGTTAAAACCAGCCGGATTCATATTTTGATTTTTTGGTTGCAGTTGGTCTTTTACTTGAGATTGCATATCTCTTTGCACATTTGGTTGTTGTACTGGTGCAATCTTTGAGAAAGTATTTAAAGGTTGATTAGGTTGAGTCATCGTAGGTTGAGTTGTTCTTTGTTGTGGTGCTGCAATACCAGTAAACATATAACCAGATGTAAAATCTGACAGTAGTTCGTCATCAATACTTTTCTTTCTAGTGTCTGACCACCAAGCTTTCTTAGTTGGTATTGCTCTAGTCTGCGGCTGATAAGTTTTCATTTCCGGCATTGATGGTGCCTCATATACTGGCTCTTTACCACCATATACATCTTGATATTTATTATAGCTTACTGGCATATACTGTTTCAATTCTTTAGAGTATTTTATACCATCGTAACTAGCTCTATTATCTTGATACACTTGTAAATATATTTCTTGATTTGCTATCTGTTCTTTAAGCACATCAATTTGAAATTTTGTATCCAGTATGTCTTGGCTATCTCCTCTAATAAATTTTTTTATATCTTTACCCTTTTTGTCTTTGCCAACTACAATTTCTTTTTTTGGTTTATATTTGTCTAGCATTGCAACATAGTTTTGATTTACACCATTAAGTTCTATTTGCAGCTCCTCTAATTCAGCTCTATATGATTCTCTTTGACTCGCATATACATCATAGACTTCCTTTGGTATTTCTATTAAGCTATCATCAATTGGTGTTCTAACCATTTGTTTTACTCTTTTATTGCCAGTTGTATTTGTACCACCAAAATCTATATTGGTTCTACTTCCACTTTGAGAGCCACTTCTTTTGACTTCTTCATCTTCAAAAAATATTCTTACTTTATCTGGATTAATTTTTCTTCTATAATATTTGCCACCTCTTTCAAGATAAACTTTATCAGATATTGATTCTTGTTTCTTGTTTACCTCTAGAATCCTATCGTTTAATTTTTTTCTGCGATCTTTAAAATCCTTTAATAAATCATTAGTTGATGCAATCTCATCTTCTAGTGACTCTAATTTTGTTTGAAAGGCAGATAACAACTTGTTGGAATCTTCAGCATCAACAGAATTATTTAGAGCAGCAATCATCAGATTCATCTGCATTTTAAGTGTTAAAGCTTGCTCTTGTCTCTCTTCTCTAGTCATAACTAACCACCGCTTTTATCTGTTTTAAAATATCTCATTGATTCAAAAATCAAACTTCTGTAATCATCTGGCAAATTAACTAAGTCAAGACTCGCCATACCTTTCATTGCCTCTAGTCCTTTTACTTTATCGTTTGCTGCAACTGCTAATTGTAATTCATTTACAAATGGTTGAGCAGAACTAACTGCTGCGGCAGTTGCCTCTCTTGCTGCTTTGGCTTTACTTATTTCAGCAGACTTTATACCAAAGTCAAATGCAGACGTAATAAACTGAGTAGCTGCTTGCCTCATAGCTAAATCTCTTTTAGCTTGAAACTCTCTTTTTCTCTGGCCAATCTGCATATCAATAGCCTCTTTACGTTGAGATGCAGTCTCTCTAAACTTTGCGTTCCTATCTGCAATTCTAAGTGCTAGGTCAGTAAGTTTTTGTTGTGATAAGTTTTGTATCTTTTCTTGACCTACTGTAGCTACACCGCTACCCTCTAGTCCAGCAGCAAAAGCATTTGCTCTTAATTTCTGACTAGCATCTGCTGCACTTCTTTGTAATGTGTTTGATGCAGTTTGAAAAGTTTCACCGCCCATTCCTAACGTAGATTGTCGAGCTGCTTGATTCCTTGCTTTTCTCTCTTCCGGTGTTAGTTTAAATTGTTTGTTCTTTGCGTTTAGCCAATCAAAAGCACCTTTTCCGACATTGTAAGCCGCTTTAGCTGCCATTAAACTTTCCATTACTGCCATCTTAATCCTCTTCTTTCGTTAGTGTTGCAGTAAACAAGGAGCCATCCCTATTTCTAAAAACCATCTTTACATTATCTCCCTCATCTACCATTTGTATTTCTTCTTTTCTAATACTACCAGAAGAGGGCATATTTGATACAGTTCTAATTTTATCTTGTTTCATAGACTGCATCATTTCTGAAATCTTTTCTAAGTTATGCAGTGTTGCATCTAATGCATCGGGGTCATCATACTTAGCCATAACTCACACTCAACTTGTTTATTTCTAAAATATCATCAATTACACCATAGACAGTTATCTCTAACTCAAATGATTTACACCGCAGTCCTACTACTTTTGTAGTAGTCAATTTTTTTGCGAGCTCATTAAGGTTAGTTGTTCTATCAAAAACTATGTTTTTAGAGTTTTCACCATTCTCTGTTATGATTCTTATAGTTATAGGATTATAAGATGTATATGTCATTGATACCGTTCTAAGCATACTAGGTCTATCTTGCGTACTAGTCTGATATTTTTTAGTCCTATACTTATAAATATTTCTTATGCCATCACCCTTAACTAATAGATTAAACTGCTCTGTAACACTTGATTGAAACTGTATTTTTTTATTTATAATACTATCATTATACATTTTAGTTGTATTTGTGGTAGCAGAACCGCCACCCCCAGTGGCAGATGAATCAGAGAGAAATCGGTAGGAATACCAAGGGTTATGGTTTGTATCTAACTGCAAGTCACAATTATCAGTATACTGTCTATCAAAACACCAAGGATCGTCTACTAACTCACCAGTCATAATGTCTGGATTTGTAGCATCTATGGACCCATAACCAGCATCCCACTCTGACCAGTAGTGAGGACCATCATAATAGTACTCACCTAGCGTACTAGCAAAAATTTGAAACACTTCTATGTAGACTGGAAAGTCTGAGCTTTCAGCCTCATAATCTGTGACATAGGTTCCTAAAAATCTACCAGCCTTATCATAGCCAGCAGTATTTGGTTGCAGTAATAAATATTCGGAGCTTAACTCTTGGCCATTGTTGTCGTAAAAACAAAATCCGAATCCACCTAAATCATCAGCGTAATTATTTGCATCGTATCCAAGTTCATAATCACCAGTCCTAAAACCTTGAGCATCTATAAATATATTAAATGAAGTTTTATTATTACTTGATACGGTATCAACGAGTAGTTTACTAATACCCGGCCTAGCACTCCACTGAGCTGCATTTCTATAATGTTTATTACTATCTACTCTTTCATCTGTAGGTGTAGTTACTTCTTTGATATAATACATATATATATCACTATTGCCACTTAATTCAGCTAGTCTTCCATCATTAGTTACTGTTTCTGTTCTTTTATTTCGTACACCTTGATTTTGAAATATTGTTACATCTACAGTGTCGCCTACTTTTAATCCTTTCAATAAATCATACTTACCTTGGTCAGTCCACTTATCGCTTATTTCTATTTGATATGTGTCATTAAATCTTTGTGTTTTAGACTGAGTGCCGCCTAGGTTAGTCCCATAAATAAACATACTGTTGTTTCTATCTTCTATACCAGCCTCATCACTTATATCAGCCAGTGGTGTATTACTTTGACTATACTCTAGACTATGTTGATATAATGGATAGCTAACATAAGTGCCAGAACTATTACGAACCGCAAGGTCAATAGTATCTAAATGACCTTTTAAACTGACAATGTACTGAGTATTGCTACTGTCATCGGTAACTTTTAATGCTTTATAATTTCCGTAGTTAGAATAATCAACCGCACTATTATCAGCTAATGTCAATGACTCATCTTTCAGTAAAACAACTTCTGCACTGGAGATAGAGTTTTCTCCATCTCCATCTACACCGCCTATGTTAATCTGATTTGTATTTGTACTTGCTGCCATTATCTCGCTAAAGGATTACTAACTATTACGCTACTGTTAAAAAAAGCTGGTTCATTATTAAAATCATCTACCATTTTATCAATTAATCTCTGGTAATGTCTGCTGGTCCAAGTCACATCTCCTTTTGTTAGATGTAACTCATATACGATGTATGTACCACCTACAATATTTGACGGTCCAAAATGCCAGTATACTATACCTTTTTTGGCTCTATACATAGTCTTAGTGGTTCTTTTAGAAGAATCTGGAAGTGCTCTATACATATCGTTTATTGGCTCGCTTATAGGAACCAATTGACCTTGTGCTGATAAATAGTAACAACTATCATCCCCAGCGAAAAATATTCTATCCTTTACTTTTAGTATGCTATCACTAGCTACACAACCAATCTTATTACTGACCGTAGACAAAACCCAGGAATCTGGGTTTGGTCCTCGCATATTTAATGAATGTATACTGCTAGATGTAAATATTATTAAATCACCACCTATATCACTAAAGCCAATAATTCTACCACCAAGATCACTTGTAATTTGTAAAAAGTTTGCTGATGGAAATACATCTGGCATACCAACTTCACTATATAAAACAAAATTCTTACGTACCTCTTGATCTGGGTCGCCTAAATAAAGTGTTACATCTCCAGCAAATCTTCTTCCCATAAACATATGGGACACTTCATAACCGTGATTTATTCTGTCATTAGGATATGGATGCCCCTCAAAACTAATGGGGTCAGTATCATATATAAATATATCAGCATAGGTTGTTTTTTCATTGCTATCATCTTGATTATCAGTAGACCATCTCCAGTATATAGGGTCATTTGTTTCATAGATATAAACGTTTGTAAGTCCGTTTGCCTTAAACTCATCCCAGAGACTATCCCCAGCTAATCTACAAGCGTGATAGTATACAAAAGTGTTGTCGGATTTTTTGTGCCTACCAAAATGACTTTCCACAATGCAATCAAATTTTGTATTACTAGCGTTGCTTTGTTCTGATATAATGCAATTTTTAAATCTTCCATCACCATCTTTTTCATTTCCCGGAACTATGACCCACATCTCTCCACCAATAGCTTTTAAACCACTGTTGTATATGGTCCCAGCACCATTGCCTATAGCTGCACTATTTTGAGTTATGGCCCAACTGCCAAAATAATCTGGTACATAATTAGTTTCTGTTACGTCTAAACTGTAACAACCATACGCATCATCATATCCATCAATATCAATACTGTATTCCTCAAGATCGCTATCACCAGCATTATCTACGTAAAACTTAAAGTATGCATTAGTAATATTACTGATTGAACTACTGTATCTACTGCTATCTAGTGTTATCATTTTCTCATAGGTCAATAAAAACATATCACTACTAGATACTGATACTCTTTTCATATCAGCCTCTGACCTATCTATTCTATATGTACCAACTCTTCTGAGTGCTGACTTAGATTTTGTTTTTATATAATTATCTGGTGACGGTGCCCTATAAAGAGAAAAACCAGTTACTCTTGGATTATATGTAGCGTGTTCAAACGTAGCAGTGTTGCCCTCATTTGTACCTAGATTATATCTAAATTTTACTCTAGCACTCATACCCCTAGGTCTGTTACGTGTTTGAGAATCAACTGTTTTAATTCTTGTAAAACTACTATTACCAAGTGGTCCTACTTGAGTGCCGTCATACATAAGTGCTAATGCATATTCGTGTGTGTAAAAACTAGTATTCGCAGTAGCTGAATCGTATGTGATATTGCCAACCATAGAATTGTCTGTAACCTTTGGAGATGCACTGTTAACACTTCTAACTAAATAATCTTTTACCGCTTTAGAATCTGTCTTCACCTCAAAGTCATCATTGACGACATTTGCATATTCACTTCTTCGGAATACACCTTTGATATAATTATTTCTTGGATATGCAATATCCATAAAGTAACCAGAGGTACTTGATGATAACACATAACTGTTACCACCAACGGCACTTTTTAAACTATTCCATCTTGCGGTAGTAGACTGGTTGTATCCCCAAAAATCTCTATCATTTATATGTTGTATTAATTTTGGGTCGGTGCTTGAGGACCCAATAATTCTTACTAGATTGCCATCACTATTAAAATGATGCATTGATTTATGCACACTTGTAGTATCCCCAGCTACACCAATTTTTAATTGATTATTAGAAGAATCAGTTACATCACGAAATTGAAAGTAATCAAAAGAGTAATTACTTGCAGCTATCCTTACATTGTTATCATCATCTATAAAAATTATTTTTTGAGTATCACCGTTAGAAAAATCAATCCAATAGAATAAAGAATCGTATGCACTACCATCAACAGATAAAGCAATTTTATACTCGTCATTGGGTTTTAGTAAGCCAATTTTTGTAACGTCAAAATTGACAAGGTTCTGGCCTACATCTTGTCTTATATCCTCGGAGTCAGCATTAGAAACAATGCCACCAAATAAATCAATATCTATATAATTCATAACGCATCTACGACTGTTGTTGGTCCACCAAAGTCTTGATTAGCAAATGTTGCTGCTATTCCAATTCTGTTTTGGTAGTATCGAGAGTAATGCCTATCTGCATCTCCGCTTTGCCCCAACATATCATAGATACGAGCTTGTGCAAATTCAATCATTATGTAATGATAAGGTTCCGGTATTACTGGGGACTCTCCGACAGTTTCACCATATGCTATCCCATTGCTTGTTCCTTGTAAAGCAAATTCAGTTCCTACAATTGTAGCTTTACCACCCAAGCCAATAGTGTCCCAATTAGCTACTAGTTGGTCAAATGTATATCCCAATCCATAAGGAGAAGTATCTGAGTATGCATCTTCCTCTGCACTTATAGAAACCAGCAAGTCTCCATTTCTAAAACCAGTATAGCTACCTAAATCTGTAACATCAGATAATATCAGCTCTCCGGTATTGTCTCCTTTTGCATTTACTTGGACTACCTTTGCAGTGGTAGTTACAGTAGCATTGTTAGTTGATAACCTACCCTCAACAACATCGCCAACCCTAAAAGATTGACCGCTTAAATCTTTATATCTAAGAGCTCTATAAGCAGTGCTCTTTGTTAATTTTTTTGGCATAGCCACATATTCAAACCTTAAAAGCTTTGCATCTGTAGGTTGTGGCACAAGTGTCATCCTATTACCCTCTATTCTGTAGTACATAGGTATACCAGTTTCAAATACATTACTAGATGTTTTATTAGTAGTATATCCTTTTTCTACATATTTTTCTAAAAGATCACCATCGTAATCTGGTCTTGTATCCATTTCAATAAAATCACTGGGTAACTCAAAGCCATTTGAATGCTCGTCCAGTAACGTAACGTGAGTACGTTTATAGCACTTAGCAAAAAGGCCGAGGTCCCTCTCAGCATCTTCCAAAAATAATTCTGCATCACTACTATAATTACCGCCAAAAGGTTTGCATACCCTTGTTTTTAACTCAGACCATTTCATTTATCACCTCTTACTGCTAGGGCCACCCCAAAAGAAAGGAATCCGAAACCACATATGAAAGAATAGAGTGGCCCCAACATTTAGTTTATGAGTAGCTCTTAGGCATATCTCCAACAACTCCTAACATTCTAGGTGAGCTGAAACATAGAGTACCCATCCAGAGGATTTTACCGACACGAATGTCTCTATCCACTGGCTTTTCATAACCATCAAAAACGAAGTTACGTTTAGCGTGATGCTTGTAACCCATATACTTCTCATTCAAGAAGAACATATGCTTTGTAGCATCCTCATCATTATCAGCACCAGAGTAAAGGTCCAACGCTTGGTCCACTACAACCGGAATACCTCTGTAAAGAAGATTCTGGAAACCAGCATCAGCTAGAGTCTGTGAACTTGCACCAAAACGCTTTTGGTCTGTTAATGTTGATTCGTAAGCATCAAACACAACTTGATTTGTTACAATCATAGTTGGTACATCAGCACCAATAGAAAGCTCTTTGTAAGCATTTCTAAAAATGGTTTGTATGTACTCTGACTTAGCAGAGTCTTTGATGTTATCAAATGTCAAAGGTGTACCCTCTGCACCGCCACTAGCGAGAGAACCGTCTGCGACAAAGCCGCCATCCCACCATTCGTTGCCAGAAGTAGCACTGTTAATACCACCTAAAGTTCTATCTTTTGCAATAACGTGCTGCAAACCAACTGGTGCATTTGCACTTACTGTTGGGGAACCGGCAGCCGGATCGTTATCAGAGTAAATTGCTTTCGCAAAATCATCTCTCATAGTTCTTCCGATGTTATTTAATTTTGCTTGCAATAAGTCAAGAACCGCCTCTGGGCCAGAGTTTATATTCTCTTCCCTTGCACTTATTGTTATAGTTCCATACGCTTGTGACCAATCATACTCAGCAGACTTGATGATGTCAGATGCACCATAAGCCATAGCATCTTGTCCCTTATACCAACCATTCTGAGCAGTACCGTCACTGCTTGCAGACTTGGCATATTCAACTGGCTGAACAACTTTAAAACCACCACTTACTGGTTGTGATTTAGCTAAGAGTCTATAAGTGACTACATTAGACTTAAAGATGTTATCCACCAACTGAGGGATATAGTGCTTTCTTGTGATATGGGATAATTGGTCGAAATTGATTGTTCCTACTGGATCAGCCATTTTATTTCTCCTTATTTATTCCTACCGAAGAGACTATCTCCGTATTCATTCATTATGTAACTCCGTAAATCATTTGGGTCTGTCAATTGAGGAGTTGGAACTTCCTTATCCCCACTTGCTCTTCCATCTGATTCCGGAATCGCTTTAAGTTTCTCTGCCTCTTCAAAAGCAGAGTGAGCCTTACTTATAGCCGATGATTCAGCAGCATCAAAACGTGCAATTTTGTAAGCATCTTCTAAGCTCTCGATTCCTCTGTCTACTGCTAACTCAAGTATTTCATCCATAGCCTCTTCATTTAAAGCTGGATACTGATTACGCAATTGACTTATTTCTAAATCAAGTTCTTTTTCAGCTTGCATCGTTGCAATCTGGTCTTGTAGCTCCTCGATAGCAGAATTAGAATTGTATTCTGATTGCTCTGCTGGGTTCTCGGTGTTCTGAACTGTGCTATTAGTTTGGTTGACCGTAGGTAGCGAAAACAATGGATGATCATCTCCAAGAAAATCCTTGAGTGTGTTCATTAGTTTCTCGTCTTGTTGTATCGCCTTTATTTGGTTAAGTTGATTTTCTACACTTTTGCGATGTTCTGCGAGTTCTTGGTCACGCTCAGTATATGACTTCTGCCATTTTTCCTTATTAGAGTGATCATCCAAGGCAGCCATTATTTGTTCTTGGCTATATTCCTTGTCACCAAACGTATAACTGTCTGGTACTACCTCTTTAGTCTGCATATCATCTGTAGGTTTCTCCGATTCTACAGATTGGCTTGCATCAGCCTCTGATGCACTCGCATTGAGTGCCGGAGCCATTGATAATTCTTCTCCCTTAACTTCTTTAAAGTTATCTTGGGGTGTAAATCCTTGTTCCATCAACGCAGCTTTATCCTCTGCGGATATGTTAGCTGCGGTATTGATATTTTCCATCTTTATTTCCTCTCAGTTTGCGTTTTATTCCAATTTGTATCAAGCCTTTGCTTGTACTTTTTCCTCATTTATTTCCGCAACTTCGATTGGTTTTTTCTCTGGTAAAACAATTACACCTTTTACACTGCTATCAGTGTCTAAAGTGACTGTTTCAGCCTTTAATTGTGGTGCTATCCTATCCATTAACAACTTCCAAGCATTTGGTTGTCTATCGTCTGTATCATCCATAGCAGCCGTAAATATCTTGTCAATGACGTTAGGAACTGCTGGATGCTTACGTATTGCATCACCCCAACCAGTTTTTGGTCTTCCACCTTTTGATTTAGGCTTCTTCGACACCTAATTGTCCTTGCATTTGTTGTGCTAGCTCTGGATTATTCTGTAGGTTCTCTAGTATAGCTGCTGGATCGTTACCCATATCAGCCATACCTTGCTGCTCTTGCATCGCTTGAGCTTGAGCCTCTTTTTGTTCCTTTAGTTTTCTTAACAGACGTTCCTTGCCGGGAAGTTCCATATGCTCTAATATGTATTCTTGGTCTGTTAATGCACCCATCTGAGCTAACTGTAAAATCTTATTTTCTAGGAATTGTCTGTTCTCTGGTAACATACTGCCAGCTTTAGCTCTTACGGCCATTTTACGGTCCTTAAAAGCAGCACCTACGACATCTCTCATCTCTGATATACCATCTGGGTCTGTTACAGATACCCAATGTATTTTACTTCCTAGGTTTAAAAACATCATAAGCCACATCTGGCCTAGGGTTTGTATACCTCTGTCAATGACTCGAGCTTTGTATTCTATCTTTGTAGTAGCAGCTTGTCTCATTATCTGAGCTTGTACACCAGACGTAACATTAGTATCTGCTCTACCTTGAGAACTTGGATTTATACCAGACACAACTTCAAAAGCATCTGTAAGCAGATTGTAAAAGTTAAATACATACCCGGGGACACTTGATGGATTCTGCATCTGTACTGCTCCGGGTCCTTTCTTTCTGATAATAGAACCGGGTCTATTTGTTATCTGGTCTGTAACTTGAGATGTCTCATCTACTACCCACATTGGATTAGCAGTTAAAGCAATATTGTCAAGCACTTGGGATGTAATCTGGTCTAAAGCAAGATTTAATCCTTTTAATCTTTTTGGTTCTGGTTTACCCCAAAAACTATGAGCACTACCATTGTTTTTTAGAGTAACAAATGGAAAGGGATGCGGTAAGCCATTATCACGATTAAAGAAAGGATATTTATATTCACCATCGTATAGCAACACGTTATTAGCAACGGTTGTCATTAATAGCTTATTGGGGTTCTTGGGGTCCCTCATATAGCATTCAATTAGTAGTGCTCTTGGTTCTAATTCTTTGTAAGCCTCTTGCTGGTCTTCAACAACAAAGTGCCCACCAGTATCAGTTTTTAATTTAGCTTTTTGAGATTGCTTTTCATTTGGGTCATACTCTTGGTAGAGTTTCATCGCCTCATAATCGCCAAGCTTACTCTCTGGTGCCACGAAGTGGCCGTTTTCATATTTTTCTCTAATGATATGCAACGGAGTTGGAGCTGCGTAAATCACATACTCTGCGTTCTCCATCTTAGTAGCACTAGGGTTTACATAAAAAGCATATGGGTCCACAACGTCACAATCGGGCATATCATCCTCATTGCGAAAGTGTACCTTTAAAACACCAGTTCCATAGACTAAAAAGTCTAATAACCACTCTGGCATAAGGTCAGTCATACCTCTTACATTCCATAACTCATCCATAACACCTTGCATTGTTTCAGCTATCAAACGATCTTCTTCGTTTTCACCGTATGCAATTACGTCTATTTTGGGGGGTCTGGTAGAAAGTATTGGAATCATAGTGTCTATTGCACTGGCTATCATATCGATAGTCATTTGATTCTTATATTCTGGCAACTTAAAGTTACCCCAGTGTTGTCCAGCGTAGAGAGATTCTGCCTCTCTCCAGTGTTTCATTGTAGATTGCTTAGAACGTCTAGATAGAACAAACTTCTTCTGAAGTTCTTTTATCTTTTGTTTAGTCGCCTCATCTGGATTGTAATTCTTGGTAGCTGCCTCAGCTCCAATTGGATAGAGTTCTTCAGCCACTAATATCCACCACCACCTTTACCTTTGTTAGGTTGTGAGCCTTTCATCCCTTTGCTCTTCTTCTTTTTTTTCATAATCATCTCAAGAAATTTCTTTTTCTTGCTGCTCATTTTTTTACTGGAGTGCATCTTGTATCGTACCTCTAATGTTTAGTTTTTCTTTTTCATAGATAATGTCTTGTAGAGCAATATCTAATTCCATTTTCCATAAGTCTTCATTTTCCTTACAGACTTCATCCATACTAATATGAAACTTTTTCCACTTTTCGTCAACACTATCATAATATGATATTTCTAACCAGTTGTTAATTTCTGATCGTAAGTTCATTTCCTACATCCATCTTTTCCAAAGATTCGAGCTCACGAATAACCCAGCTCTTAGCTGGCAATGGTTTATCTGGTCTACCAATATGAAACAATAGATAGCGAGTGGTATCAGCCAAATGGTCTTCCATCTTCGTATCTACGTCTTCTACTCTAAATTTATCGTGACTTAAACTTGGGATAGTTCTAATCCAGTTCTCGCAATTTTCAAATATGAATAGTTTGGGCCGCTTTTTAATTATTTTACGATGAACATCACCATCCCAGTGCAAATACTCACGCATATTATTCCAACCGTTTATACGGTCATTATTTGCTTTAACTATAGGTATACCTTTCATAAGCATTATATCGGCTATAGAGAGCATACTAGGCAGTTTCTCATCACTTCTGTTAGTGTTCTGAGGGTTTCTAATCCACATAGCTGGATCGCCAATAGTTAGATAAATATCTTCATCACCAGAGAGCTCAAGTATTCGAGCTATGTGATAGTCTAAATGTTTTTCTTTTTCATAATGTTCTCTGTAAATAAATACATTACCATCATAATCCACTGCTGCCCAAATACAAGCAAAGTAGTTTGTATAACCATAGTCAATACATCTGTATCTTCTCCAACCCTCTGGTATTTTAAAAGGCTCTAATACGTGTACATCTCTGTTAAAATCTTTAAAATACTGGCCAGCAAACGTATCCCACGAACCCTCTAACCAAGCACTTCTTAATTCATCTGGTAATGATTCTAACATATCTAAATATCCGGGGTCTACTTCCATAAGAGTAGGGTTGTCATAGATTCGACTAGGTATAAATATTCTAGTGTTACCTCTATCATCTTGATATGTTTTGTTATAGGCAGTATCAATCCAACGACTTCTTACCCAATGGTGACCGGGTCCACCCGGATTAGTTGTACAAAAGATTTGAACTTGTAACTCTGGTACGGTTGTTCGAGCTGAAGATATAAGCCTTAAATACTTTTCCTCAGTATCAATTAGAGTAAGCTCCTCAATTCCCATTTTATGGTATTCGTGTCCTAGGAATGCAGACCAGCTATTCTCATCAGAAAGGTGACCAGTTCTTATTTTAGCACCACTAGGAAATCTAAATTCTGCTGGATTACCAACTACCTTAACATCAAGATACCGCCACATATGCCTAGCATTATCAATCCAGTCTCTTAGGTCAGTATAGTTTCTTCTGATAACGAGGCCCCGATATAAAGGATTTTCAATATAATGAGGTTCGACCATCCAAGCAGTCATAGCAGTAGATTTACCGCCCCCTCTTGCACCACCATAAAGTATTTCTTTCTCTGATCGTTGTAATGCCTCTGTTTGAGGACCGGGATGAGGTTCAAATACTACATTTTGCATATAACACAATAGTAACACTTTATCCGATACTATGGTAGCTAAAAGTGGTGTTGAAAATCTGAGCGTGTAAAATGTGATGAGGGGCCAGTCTTCGACTGCACCATCCTCGGGGGTGACCGGCTACATTTATATTTTTTATGCGACTCTCATTTTGATGCTAGCAGCGAGCCAATCGAGCCAAACCACCACAATATCCCCACAATATGAAATTTTATAGAGGATAACTCGCAGTCCTTTACAGATTGTCTGAGGGTAAGTTGGCCAAGGCTGAACGGCACCCCGGAATCTCAGAAAATAGAGCACAAACTGTGCCGGGTTGGACTTACTTTTTACCTCAGTTCAGAAATTATTTCTCCTCGACAAATCAATTTATTTTAACTTTTGTTACATTTGTTGTTGCATTTGTTACAATTGTTACATAAACTTACACAGTTGCTTTTTGATAATTTAGTTTAGAATGATGTTAATCACTCGCCCCTTGGCAGTGCTCACTCACCAATATTGAGTAGAACTCACACCCTAAATGAATATGACTATACAAGTAATCGAAACACCTACAACGGAAAAGCGTAGACAAGTAGACGAAAAGACAAGAGAAATTCCGACAACCGATTAAACCTAGCAGAGCTTACGACATACAGAAAAGGCTAACATTACTGACAAACAATTTATCTTTCTTTCTTACCGCTAGCGGTGGAGCGGATACAGTCCCGGTGCTCTTGATTTTAGACCCGGTTGACTTAAAGCCACCGCAAGATTTTTTAACTAATGAAAGGATAATAAAATGAGTATAAGACAAATAGGTAATCAAATAAACAGTGTAGTTCATATTGCGGTTGTAGTTCGTTATGATAGTGAGACTAGAGAATATCAAGTTGAGTCTTGGAATCCAAGTGAGGACAATCCTAAACGCAATATCTACTATACAGATTGCAAAATTGACGCTCTTAAAACACGTGATTTTATTGTAAAGCGTGGTATCTAATAAAGCCCCGGTCATTTATGGCCGGGCAAGATTTAATAACAATCAAGAAAGGATAATAAAATGAAATTAGCTAATCAATTCCCAAAAAAATACAATGTAAAATTGTTTGAGCAATCTGAAAAGGAGCACCGCTATACTGTAAGACGTAGAGTAATAGACATTCTTTACGAAGTTAACAGAGACTTACAGAGTGCCGGTTTAAAACGTCTACCTAGAATTGAGGTCAGAGTTGTTAAAAAAGCTCGTTACGCTGGTATGGCTTACATAGGTAAAAAAATAATTCATATTACCGAAGATGCCACAGAGTACAATGCTCTAAAATTTAGATATATTGTATGGCACGAAATTGTGCACAGTCTTGGATGGGGTCATAAAGAAGGTTGTATTCTAATGGATAAAAACCCTTGGCCATATTGGAGTGTTGAAGATGAAAGTCGAGTTTGGAACACGTTCTGTAATTACGTTCATAAGTTCCAAGTAGCGTAACCAAGTCCCGGTCATTTGACCGGGCAAGATTTAACTAATAAAGAAAGGATAATAACAATGAATGAACAACCTATACAAATCGATGAAAACTGTCAGTTTTTAAAAGACTTGGATACA